AGAAGCTGAATACCGTCAGAAGGTTGTGTCACTGTCTATAATGGAAAACAAAATCAACGGCTCATTCAAAGACATAGCTACATTAATTGATCAGTACAATAACATTAAAGCCGCACACGACATTGATGAATGGGATGAAGAAGCATTTGAAGCTGAAGAGAAACGTCATCATGTACGTAGAGGCTTTGAGCTTATGTATCGTAATCTACTTGATGGTGGTAGAGCACAGACAGCTACAATAGAATACTTACAGCAACACGGTGTACACCCACAGGTAGCACTCACAGAGACATCAGGTTATGTTCAGCACTCAGCAGAACAAATTAAGAATGGTGTATTGCTGCACTCAAATGACTTAGAAGAGTTCTTAGATCAAATGGCAGACAAGTACTGTGCCAATGTAGATAAAACAGCAGAACGTTTGTTTGGTAAGAGTGACTTTGTGAATACAGACTATATGCTGAAACTGGAGGCAAAATGATTATTGAATATAAACTAGACGCAGGGCCACAGGGCATGACTATACCTAATTGGGTAAAGGATGGTGGCTACTATCGTGACCCAGATAACTTTACTATGGTAGGCTGGACTAATGATGCACCTCGTGAGTTCAAAGTACCAGAGACAGTGACAGTGTTAGACAAGGCTGCACTTACTACTCGTGTACTTAATATACATGGTAGACATGCTATGCAAAAACAAAACGATGATGGTACTTCAGTTGATATGACTACCGATGAAGTTACAACAGAAGTATCTACATGGTACGATAGTTGGTAAAAACACTTGACAAACTGTTGTATTTGTGTATAATTATATAAGGTCTAAATGACCATCTGTTTAACAAAAGGAGACTAACATGACAGAGAAAACAAAAAATGTCATCACGGTCAACGAAGTAGAGTACAACGTTGATGACATGACGGATAAGCAAAAGACTATGCTTGCACATGTGCAGGATTTAGAACGTAAGATTAACACTACACGTTTTAACCTAGATCAACTCATAGTAGGTCGTGAAGCATTTGCTGTTGATCTTGCAAACGATCTTGAAGACAACAAGGAATAAATAAATAATGACTGACAATAGCTGGCATCTAAGTAAATCTGTACCTATCTCTTTTATACTAGCTATTGTCGGTCAGACTGTAGCATTAGTCTGGTACGTATCAAGTCTGGACAACAATATAGAAAACAATCAACGTGAACTTATACGGCACGAAACTAGAATAGAGGCTTTAGAAAAAGTAGTACAAAGTCAAGCCGTAACCCTTGGACGCATGGATGAAAACATAAAAGCCATACGTGACTCAGTGGAAAAGATGGCAAACAGGGACACTGAAAACTAATACAATCGTTGGGGGGATACTATGATTGATCCAGTAACAGCTATAGCTGGTGCTACTGCAGCCTTCAATGCAATTAAAAAAGGTATACAAGTAGGCAGAGACTTGCAAGACATGGGTGGTCAACTCTCTCAGTGGGCAGGTGCAGTAGCAGACCTAGACTTTGCAGACAGACAATCTCAAAAGCCACCTTGGTATAAGGCTCTAGGTAGTGGTGTTGAGGCACAGGCAATGGAAATATGGCAAGCTAAAGAAAAAGCTGAGTCCATGCGTAAAGAACTAAAAGATTACATATCGGTTATGTATGGCCCATCTAAGTGGCAAGAGATACTTGAGATAGAAGCCAAGTTAAGAAAACAAAAGAAAGAACATGAGCACAGACAAATAGAAATTAAACAGTCAATAATAGAATGGTCAGCAGGTATAGCTGTATTTATTATTTGCACTGGATGTTTGGTTGGCTTTGTATATTTAGGGACTAGATAATGATACAATTCAAAGGATTTAAACCACAAGCTATGCAACGTATTGCAGGTAGTATGGGCTATAAAGGTGACATGAGTGGCTTTAATGCATTCTTACAACAAAACCCTGATAAGATGCAGCAAATGAATGTGTATCAAGATAAAGCTGTACAAATGGTTAAAGGTGGTAGTATACCTAGTAAGTATAAAGGTTTTTCTAAACTACCAGAAAATATACAACAAAAAATAAATTCAAAACTTGCAGGTAAATATCAAGAGGGTGGGATAGTTACACCTGATCCTATGTTACCACCACAGCAACCTGTATATCAAGGTGAATCTATCACAGAGTTACAAGCACAACGTGCTATTGATCCTTCATTAGCCTATGGTACAACAGTACAACCAGTTGGAACACAGATAACATCTAATCAGTTAATCCCATCAACTAGTGGTCAAGTCTTAGGGGATATTGAAACAGGTACATTACAAGCAGGTACTGCACAGGCTGATGCACCAACCACAACTCCTGCTACTACTATGGATGCTGTTCAAGCTAAAGATGATGTAGCAGCCGTTGTAGCTCAAACACAGGCAGCACAAGGTACTGTTGATCCACGTTCTATAGTAGATGCACAGATAGCTACGTCAACTAGTGTAAGTGATCTTGAAGCTGCCCAAGGTTCTGCTATTCTTATGGATAACCCTGTGCAACGTAAAGTAGAGCAAGGTGAATTAGTTAGCCCTTCTTCTAATGCAGCCACTGCTGCTAAGTTTACTGAAGAAGTTCAAGCTGCGCAAGCTACATTAAACAAACAGGCTACAGTTCAAGGTCAACTTGATACATTAATGCAACAGTTTGAAGATGGTGCTACACCTGCATGGGCGGCTGGTGCTATGCGTAATGTGTCTGCTACTATGGCTTCACGTGGTTTAGGTGCTAGTAGTTTGGCAGGACAGGCTCTTGTACAGGCAGCTATGGAATCTGCACTACCCATTGCACAAGCTGATGCAAGTGTTTTAGCATCTTTTGAAGCACAGAACTTGTCAAACCGTCAGCAACGTGCTATGCTTGCAGCAGAACAACGTGCTAAGTTTATTGGTCAAGAGTTTGATCAATCGTTCCAAGCACGTGTAATGAATGCAAGTAAGATTAGTGACATTGCAAACATGAACTTTACCGCAGAACAACAGATTGCATTAGAGAACAGCCGTACAGCAAACACTATGAACCTAGCCAACTTGGGTAACAGACAGGCACTTGTAATGTCTGAGGCTGCAGCCCTAGCTAACATGGACATGGCTAACCTTAACAACAGGCAGCAATCTGCTGTAATGAATGCACAGACTTTCCTACAGACAGATATGGCTAATCTAAACAATCAACAGCAAACAGAAATGTTTAAGGCTCAACAAAGTATACAGTCTTTGTTTACTGATCAAGCTGCTGAGAATGCTGCACGTCAGTTTAACGCAACTAGTCAAAACCAGACAGATCAGTTCTTTGCTAATCTACAAACACAGACATCACAGTTTAATACTTCACAGTCTAATGCTATGGCACAGTTTAATGCAGGTGAAGCTAACGTAATGGAGAAGTTTGCTGCAGAAATGATGAACCAACGTGATCAGTTCAATGCACAAAACAGATTGGTAATTGATCAACAGAATGCACAATGGCGTAAGCAAGTAGCAACAGCAGATACTGCAGCTATTAATCGTGCTAATGAGATTAATGCAACTAATCTATTAGGTATCTCTAACAATGCATACAATGATCTGTGGGCTTACTATCAAGATAGCATGGAGTATGCTTGGAACAGTACTGAAAATGAACGGCAAAGGCTGCAAGAGATTACAATGAAGAAAATGGAAGTTGATGCATCTGTTGAGGCTTCTTCATTGCTTGCAGATCAACAATCTTCTAGTGCTTGGGGCAGTCTCGTAGCTACGATGTTTACTTCAAAGATAGGTGGTGACACCTTACTCGGTAAAGGTCTTGAATATTTATTTTAAATAAGGACACACACAATGGACGTTAATCCAGCATATATAGCATACACAAATTTAGGCATCAAAGAAGATGAAGCTCCTGTAGAACAAACAAAGAGCTTTGGTTTACTATCTCGTAATGGAAATAGTAAATCTAATGAGACTAAAAATGAACCTATTGATCGTGTTCGTAGCTACGTTACATCATTACGTAAAGCAAGAAAGCAAATAACAAATGGTTGAAACACTTACTCCTACTATGGACTATCCTATAGCTGGACAGGGTATGACTGCTGAACTAGGTAGCAGACCTTGGCAGAACCCACCACAGTATGCCTCTGTAGAAGAAGCACTTGAGTGGTACATACCTAGACTTGTATCTGATGAAATGTATGAGGGTATAGTAGACACTATGGAACTTGGTGTACCCCTTACCACTATGGCTGATACCCTACAGACAGGTGGTGTTATGCAGGGCTTACACACAATTGATGTTGGTATGTTGGCTATGCCTGTGATTATTGAAATGCTTGCATATATTGCGGAAGATGCAGGAATAGAGTATACTATGGGTACGGATAAACGCATTGACGATGACAAGATTAGTGATGTTAAGATTGCACTAGCTATGAAGAAGATGCGTGAAAGGCTACCAGAAGCCATAGAAGAACGTGAAGAAGAGCCAGAGGTAATGGAAGATACACCAGTAGAACCTGCACCTAGTGGGCTTATGGCAAGGAGAGTGTAATGGCATTTAATTTACAAGGATTTGGTGCTGGGTTTGCTAGTACTCTTACTAGTCGTATAAATGATGACCGTATACGTCAAGAAAAAATACAAGATGAGGCACGTACTATTGCTACTAGGCAACGGTTAGCTAAAGAAGCAAAACGTGAAGAAGAAAAAAAGATTGCTGAAGAAACTATTGGTATGCTAACTATGTTGGGATACGACGAAAAGACAGCAGCAAGTATAGCAAAAAATGGTGTTACTGCATCTCAGTTTGCTATTGAGGCTGGGCAAAAAGCTATGGTTAAAGGCGTTGACCCTAACACTATATGGAACTTTCCTTCAAGTGGTGGTGGTGTGTCTCCTACAAGTCAAGCTACTATTAACTCTACTATTGATGCGGGTAAACCTGCAGATATAGGAGGCATGACTACTACAAAAGATACTACAGATACTACACTAAGTGGTACTGGTATAAATTTAAAAGCATACCAAGAGTTATTTGCAGAACCTGCTAAAGTAGAAAGTTCTTTTAGTGCAAGACTAGCTGTTATTTCTCAGGAACTAGCACGTAACCCTGATAGGAAAAATGCAGAAGCACTCAAGCAAGAACAAAAAGCATTACTTGCTGACCTTGAAAAGATGAAAGAAGCAGAACGTGAAAAAACAGGTACAGTAACTGAGTCATATAGTTTAGGTAGTGTGTCTTCTACTGTACGTGAGGTACGTGCAAATTCTCTTAGTCGTTTTGGTTTTAAGTTGGGTCTAAATGATGAGATTGAAAACATGAATGCAGGACAAGAATACCTTGCCGACATTTCAAATCTTAATGCTGTAGCACAATTAACAACACGCAATAGTAAAATTCAATCTGAGACTATGCAATTTGCTATTCGGGGTTTATATGATAGTGCTCAAGTTGGTTTAGCAGATTATGCATTTGAAAAAAATGCTGACGGTAAAACTGTAAATGTTACTGCAGGGGAGTTAGCAAGAAATACTTTTGTAGATATGAAAGGTAGACAACCAGAGGCATCTAATACAGAAGACTTAATAGCATTGAATAACATTGAATTTATGCAAAATGTACGAGCTAAAAAGTACCGTATAGGAGATGTAATTAATGATGGTGTAAATCTATATGTATACACAGGTTATACTGATCCAATTACAAATATGCCCTTTATGAAATATGCACTAGGAAATTAAATGGCAGGACCAACAGCAGAAGAAATGTTGCAGTTTATACAGGGCGGTAGTGGGACAACCCCTGCTGCCCCTTCTATTATTGCACCTCAAGAAATTGAAGAAGACGAGACAAACGTATCTCCATCTGCTAATGAAATGCTGCAGTTTATACAAGGGGATACAGATACTTCACGTATTGAAGAGCCAGAAATAAGCCAAGAACCAACAGTAAAATCGGGCACAATAACGTCTGATAATATTTCTATGCTACCTAGTGCAGATGTTGATATGAGATCAACGGAAGAATATATAGCTGCGACTGAAGGCAAAGATATTCGTGACCCTTCTTTTCGTTCTGGTTTTGATAGAACACGTGCAGCTATAGAAAGAAGTTATGGTCAAAGCACCAGTGATGAAGAAGTTTCTGAGTGGGGAAAAACAGTAGCCGATCTTATTACTCAAGTTGATGAGCAAGGAAGAAGTGTTTTATCTCCAATTAGAGGTGTCACACCAGATGAAAAATTGATTGCTTCGGTTGCAGGTGGCGGTTCTTGGGGTGCAGATATAATTAACCAGTTAGTATCTGCTTTAGATGTAGGTGGATCATTTGCACTAGACACATTTGAAAGTGTGTTAGAAAATTTAGCAGACCCGACAGTTACTCAGTCTTTACCCTTTGGTGATAGACTAAAAGATAACGCATATAAAATGGTAGAGTCTGCCACTAATGAATTAAGGGGAGTGTCTGGTTTAGATAGTCCTGCAGATATTGCTGATTTAGTAGGTCAAGCAAGCATGGATGCTTTAGAGTTTTCGGAGTCTTTACCTGCAATTGGTACACTTTCTACACTATTATCTGTTAGAAACTTAGCCCCTAAACTACAAGCTAAATACGGTGTAAAGGCCAACATAAAGGCAAAAAAACTATTAGAAACAGCAAACAGATATAACCCTGAAGGTGCTAAGTTAGCCACACTTGAAGCTGCAGAAGAAGCAAGTCAAACAGCAGCAAGGGCAGCAGCAGAACACGTAGACCTATCTAATGAATTGATTATTGGCTTTGAAACCAAGATAGGTGGTAGGGATATTGATGGTAATATAATAGATGACAGTAAGATAATCTCTACAGAACGTGATGGTGTTCTAGTCGTTGATGAAGAACTGTCTCGTAAAGTAGGAAGGGAAACTGCACAGGAAATTACAGAACGTGATGGTGCTTTATTTGACCTAGCACTAGGCGAAGATGTAATTACCTCACCCATCTTAAACCCTAATAAATTTGATGGCATTGTAGCTGCAGCAGCAGAGTTAAAACAATTAAAACCTGATGCCTTTGACAATAAGAAAACAGTTATTGATAACTTACTACACCTTAGTATTAGTAAAGATTTTGATGCGGATATTGGTGGACAGAAACTAATAGATATACTAAATAAGTATGGACTATCATTTGAAGACTACGTATTAACTGTTGTAGGCTCTGGTTCAGATGCAGGTAAGGTGCTTAATGCACTGTCACGGATTAAACGTAAGAAACCACAGAACATTATTGATGCTGATGAAGCTGCTAGAAAGGCTCGTGAGGCAGGAGACTTACGTAGAGGTATCATGCGTGTAGAAAATATACGCCGTGGTGGTCTTGTGTCACAAATTGCTACTGCCGCCCGTAACCTTTCTTCTGCTGCGATACGTGCTCCACTTGAGGGGCTTGGTAATGTTATGGATACCGCCATATACACAGTACAAAACAAAGGGGTAAAGGGTTTACTATCTCGTGACATTTGGAGTGGTAGTTTTAGTAACATGAAGTACATGTTCTCACGTCCTGATGTAGCTAAAGGTTATACTGATCTTATACTTGGTCGGCCTGAAATGGCTAAACAGTTTGATGCTATGTATAATAATATTAACGAAATACAAAAGCTAACAGGACGTGGTTCGGGTGGTAAAGTTGATAAAGTTTTGTCTGGTATGGAAGATTTGGTGGACACACTAAACACCCCCAACCGTTGGCAGGAATACCTCATACGCCGTGGTCAATTCTTTGGTGAACTAGAACGTCTTACAAAACGTCATTATGATATTGATCTAATTGATGCACTAAACGAAGGTAAACTAAAAGACTTAATGAATGATGCGTCGAGCATTAGACCAGAGGGTGCACCTAGTTTTGTAAAGTTAGTAGATGACTCTGTAACAAGAGCACTTGACGTTACCTATGCTAAACAACCTGAGATACCTTTATTTAGAGAACTATCTAGCTTTATAACTCGTAATGGTCTTACAGTAGTTATGCCGTTTCCTAGGTTCATGTTTAATAGCATGGAACTAATGGGTCAGTATGCAGCAGGTGCATCTATACCACTAACACGTAAGATGACACAGCTTGTTACTCTTGGTAAAGTAGGTAGTGGTCCTCTTACTGCAAAAGATAGACAACGTATTACTCGTAACATGATGGGAATGGCGGCTGTTGGGGCTGCGTATATATACCGTAACTCAGAAGACACATCACCTGAGTTTAATCAGGTAGCTGTAGGTGCTGAAACCCAAATGGACACAACTGCCACATATCCAATGGCACAGTTTTTGTACATGGGTGAAGCTACTAAACGTTTAATGAACGGTACGTTTGATGATTGGTTTGATAAGCAAGAGTTTGTTGAACTATTCACAGGTAGCAACTTTAGAACAGGTGTTGGTAATTCTATTTTGGAGGAGGTTGCACTCATTGCTGATGGCACAGATTTAACAGCAGGTGAATCCGTAGGACGTGCCGCAGGTAGAACACTAGGAAACTATCTTAGTACATGGGCAGTTCCTTTTGCACAGATAATAGATGCTCAACGTGCAACAGGTGTACGTGGCACAGAGTACAAAGATGTAGCAGAAGACCCTACACTAGACCCCATTAGTACCTTTGGCAATGAGATTAAAAGATCGTTTCAGCAACGTGGGTTTGCTTTATCACCAGAAGAAGAAGCAGAACTTCCTGCAAAAGAGTATCCTTTCTATCCAGAGGGCAAGGAACGTGTACTACCAACATTTAAACTTGCAGGTGTAACCCTTACATCACGTCCACCTGCAACTGCTGAGTACCTTATGAGCCTTGGCTTTGACTACAAACAGTTTGGTAGTAAGTCTAAAGTACCTAGCATAAAAGCATTTGAACAACGTATGATCAATGGGCACATGGATGCTTTGGTTAGTATGGCGCAGGGACAAGAGGATAAACTTCGTAAAGAATATGAGGCTGCTTCAAACGTAGTTAAAGAAGAGTTTACTCTTGAAGAATACGTAGCAAACAAGGTACGTCCTTTAATAGCTGAAAGATTAACGGAGTTTAAATCTAAGATACGTGAAGGTGCTATATCTCAAGGCGATAGCTATGCAAGAGCAATAACAAAGTATCGTAGGATACAACCTCAGTTCCGTAAACTTGCAAGCACAGACTTTATAGAAAGGTTTGATAGGCAACCAGATGCAACTGACCCTGACGATATTAAGATTTTAATACAGATTGCAAAAGCATATAAAGAAGCATACTAAATAAATAAGGGGGCAATTAAGCCCCCATTTTTTTTGTCTATCGTTTGTCTCCACTTCCACCAATAGTACCTGCATCTTTTCTGGCACTTAACTTGGCTTGGTTCTGACCTGCTATCATACCTAGTGTGAGGTTGAGGTCAGTGGCTAGTGCCGCACAGTACCATAGTACATCCCCTATCTCACTGGCAATCTGCTCTCGCCAATCATCAGGACGTTTATCTGGACCATCACGTATGAGCTTCTTAACTTTGTTAGCTACCTCACCTGCTTCCCCTGCCAATCCAAGTGCAGGGTATATTATTTTGTGCTGATCAGGATAGATAGCTGTACTTGATGCATTCCTTTGATACGAATTAAAGTCAGACATGCTGTACTTCTCCTTTAGAAACTGCTCTGCCTCTGCCTGTAGTTCGTTCATACTCCTTAATCCTTTTTAGTTGATCGTAGTAGGCTTTATTAAACCCACGTTCCCACTCACGATGTTGCATCGTATGGATGCTGAATGGGCTAGACAACTTGTGTCCACTCTTAAAGGCACTATAGCCCATCTGAAACTGCACACGTAATGGTGCATCATACTTACCCAAGCCACGTTCTTTTCTGTTAAGTTTCTTTGGCATAGTAAATCTCCTTATGCTACGTTAATTAATTCAGCCTCTGTGTATGGGATGTGATAGAACTTCTCACCCTTCATAATGTTACGTCCATATGCTTCACGTAATCTATCCTTAGTCAGGCTAGTATCTTTGATACGCCACACTTGCTTTAGGTCTTTACGAAACACGTAGAAGTTAAGCACCCCATTCTCACCCTCGTACTTCTCAATCAAACGTCCCTTACGTTCTGGTATACGTATCTCTGCCCAATGAGTGGGCCAATCCCCTGACCATGCAACCTTTACTTCTGCTTCGTTAAAGTATGTATAGTCTTTCTTAGTTGATACTACATCTACATTGTAGTTCTCTTCTGCGTTTGTAATCTCGTGACCTACACTTTGCAGATATTGTACGAGGGTTGTCCTTGCAGGTGCATCATATGCATCGTATAATGCTCTACTAAATTGTTTACGTGTTCCCATTATCTTTCTCCTTTTTATTGTTAGTTTCCCCCACCCCGTAAGGTGGGGAAATTATTATGTCAAGTCTACTATTTCACACACGTCACCAGAGCAAGCCATAGACTGCATTGCTACAGTGTTATCGTCTTTCTCGTACTCAGACAGCCCAGCCCAATCAATTTTATCAGGCATAACAGATAGTAACATACTATAGTCAGTCTTGCCAACCTCTTGATAGGGTGCTTGCTGATATGTATGCTCATTGTATGGCAAAAATGACACACCTGACATTTCATCAAAGTGTTTGTATACAAATGCACCCACCTCAAACCATTCATCCTTACGTACATTGCAAGTAATGCTAGGTTTATGTTCACACCAGTGACGTTGATACATAAGCCATGTCTCTAGTTGGCTTATTGCTGACAGGTCTGATGTTACGATAGCCTTACGAGGTGACTTGACAGGGAAGCTAAACACTGTAGTAGAATCAGGCTTCATAACGTCAGGTTCACTGGGTATACCCTGATCCTTCATAAACTGTGTCAAAGGGTCTTTGTTATCACCACGTACAGTACGGATATAATAGGGGCTATGGCGAGGGTGTATCCCACTACTAGAATCAACCAGTTGTGAGACTGTCCCACTTGGTTTGACGCAGCTAATAGCTGTAGCAACAGGTATACCAAGACGTTCAGACCATTCAGAATTAGTAGCCACCGCAATATTTCGTAAGTGTTCAAGTGTCTTATCCAATCCTTTATTGGCTGTAGTCATTAACGGATTGTCCATTATCCCTGTGAGAGACACACCGAGCAATCGTTCTTCTTCTGTATTTCTGTTCCACACCTTTCGCAGATATGGGAACTTTGTGTACGTGCTTTGGATCGTCCCAAGTATTGTGGCGAGTCGGACTTTTCTAGCCAGTTCTTCCAACGTGTCTGTGGCTCGTACCACAACTTCCGTAAGATTGCAGAACTGGTTCGGCCTAAGTATGATTTCACTGCACGGATTAGTTCCAAACTCATAGTCAGGATCACGCCTACCATACTTTGCAGCTTGCTTCTTGCTTGCCTCACGATTGAATATACCACGTTCACCACTCCCACTTTCTACTAATGACATCCATTCACGCATGAAGGATACTGCATCTGGTTTCTCTGTATAACTAACACTGTTGTTAGCCAAGGCACGTTGTGGTTCATTCTCCCACCACTGACCTGACTTAGCATGACGCATACGATCATCACTCAGGTTGCTCAAGGAAATCATAGCTGACCTACGTACACCACCAACTACAACTACCTCACCAATCTTGCACATGATGTCATGACATTCAATGCTAGACAGCCTACGTCCTTGTGCAGCTTTAAATATACGTACCACAAAGTTAAACAAATCCACCAAAGGTGCAGGGCCACTAGCTCTACCACCAAATGTTTTTAGTCTAGCCCCTGCAGGACGTACACGTGAAACATCCCACTGTGGAATCTCACCTGCCCAAAGAAGAGCCATTACTTGTCTGAGAGATTTAGCCCAACCTTCTTTGCTATCCTTCACAACGACTGTGGTATCACTGTCGAACAACTCAGGGATTTCGGGCAGCTTACTAATGAACTGCCTCTCAACACTGAACCCAACGCCAGTGCCACACAAGAGGATGAACATAGCCTCGTCGAAGGACTTAGGGTCATCTATGGGTAGATAGCTACAGTTATACATACATGTATTATCTCTGTCTGCTGCTGGACCTGCCGTCATCATAGACCTCATACTGGGCATGACTTGTAAGCTAAGAATACTTTCTTCAATATCCTTTGCTGTAAAATCATCTATGTTGGGTTTAACTATATTAGTTATGTATCGTGATACAGTCTCAGACCAATTCTCTCTGCGCCCTTCTTCGTCAAGCCATCGTGCATAACGTGACTTGTGTATGAAGGATTGATAATCTGTAGATAGGTAGTTTTGTGTCATATCTATTCTCCTAATACTTTAATTGTTTTTATACTCATTCCATCTACATCGTAGATAAATTCCTTTAGTGCTTCCTTGATTTCTTCATCAACAAAACCATCTACAGGAATAGGATATTCATCTTCGTCTAGTTCCAGTGTAAGATATACCTTAACCACCATCACCAGACTCTTCCACAATCAACTGGTTTAGATACCACTGTGCTTTCTGCAAGTCCTCTATACCATTCTTATATCTGTATCGCCACAGGTACTTCATAATGTTACCCTGTAGGTAGTACTGATAACCTTCCTCTCCTGTTGCTGCACGAATAGCATCAATGCATTCGATACCTGCATAGTTATAGTGATCAGGTGAGTTTACCATGTCCACATCTGATGTTAGTTTGGGTTCTACTTTAGTTGCCATACGTGTCTCCTTATTTAAAGCTAAGTTCTATCACATTACTATTTTCATTATGCCTTACTTTTGGCACTTTCTCATTACTTTCTTTTAACACATTTTCTACGTACTTGTAAAGGGTTTCCCTAACAGTTTCGTTTTCTTCCATTGCAGGTACAGAAGCACATACCATATGCACCAGCCTCATTAAGTTTATATAGTCATCATCATCAAGAGAGTTCTCATCTGTGGTTGTATTACCAACCAACAACTCCCCTGTCCACTTACCTTGTGCATCTAAAAATGGACTGATACGTATAATAAAATCATTAGGATCGAAGTCAAGTAGTATTTTCTCATCTGCCACATTTAATTCCTCTTCACTTTTTTGTATGGGAAATGTATCAAGTCAGGATGCATATCCTTACCCTTCTCATTAAGCCATTCTTCTGGGATGATCCTGTCGTAAAACGGAATCTTGTTTCTCTCACACCACTGACCGTAGGTAGTCTTAGCACCCTTACTCAGCTTACGTCTACTACTCTCAAACACAAACCTAATGTCTAGCTTTGGATGCTGTTTCTTAATAGCTGCATGTTTACGTCTATCGTCTGCTGTAAACCTGCCCTTAGTTTCTATTATAATCCCATTAGGTAGTACAAAGTCTGGAGTATAGGTTCGGTACATGAGGTCTTCCCATTCAATCTTGATGGCTTCATACTTAACCTTGACACCATGCTCAACCAAATAGTCTTTTACTTTTATCTCAAGCCCACTCCTATACCCATACTTTAAAGCAGCAGCAAATTGCTTGCCGTTCATTAGAACCTGAACCAATCAAGTGTAGGAAAACTAGTTGCAGATGGATACCCAAGAGACTTTAACTCTTCTCTAATGGCTTCGTCTGCATCCTTACGTGTTTGCATTGCTGCTCGTAGTCCTGCGTACTTAGCTTCATGTAATGCTTTCTTACGTACACGTACTTCCTTTTCCATATGTTCGATCTGCTCCTGCATTTCTTTTATTTCATCATCACCTAGCATGTCTACTCCTTTCAGTCTATGTAAGCTACGATAGGCTTTGTCTTAGCCTGTGACACCTTAGAGGGTAACTCTTTCAGTGTTGGGTAACATTCAAATCTGTAGTCACAGAACTTACAGTTACTATTCAACACTCGATTGCCAGTTGCCTTGCCCCTAAACGTTTCGGGTACAGGGTCAAAGCACCTTTCAAACTCGTTACTATCTACGGTAGCCACCGTATCATTTAACTTAGTAAGTTCTTCGTCCATGTCAAGACCGTCAGCAGCAATATATTTTATATTACCGTTGGCCTTGTTCACTACCCACCAACCACCTGCTTTCTTACCAGATGCTTTAGCATATCCAGCCAGTTGACCCACATAACCAAAGGGGTCACTGGCTTTTAACGTTTGATATGACTCGAACTTGTTTCGATATGACCAATCACTAGCAGACTTAACGTCATCCACAGCACCGTTAATAACAAGATCGTATGATCCTTTTACTGTGGTCTTGTCTAGCTCTAGCTCTACGTAGTTGTCCTCATCCTCGTACTGTACTCCTGCTTCTGTGATGATACCCTTGAACGCAGCCTCTACGATGTCGCCTAGNAGCATGTTCATAACNAATGTTGTTGGTTTGGGCAACGCCTTCTCTGGTTTATTCTTTTCAAACCAAAGCTGACAAGTTGGCCTACCTATGTTTGACATACGCAGACGAAACTTATCACGCCTATTGCCCCCACCAAACTGGCGTCTTACAGCATCCATTACATCTTTACCAATCTGTTGTACTGTCTCTTCGGACATTGTTGATTTACCAGATGTAGCATCCTCAAGATACTGATTGATCGCCAGTTCAGCAGGGTGGTTCATTATACGAAGTCCTCTTCACTAATGTCCACAAAGGCTTCTACTGTATCCGTATCCACCTCTTCGTTCTTGTGCATGTTCTCGTTCCACGAGTTGAGAATATACGTATTGTAGTTCTCAATCCATGCAACAAAGTTACCAAACACTTCTTGTGCATCGTTGTCCATCTCTAGTGTATTGTTCAAGTCCAATGCCGTAACAGGAATATAGAAGCTATTACCGTTGGGTAAAGGTACTTCATTAGATGTTAGTACTACACTGTGTTGTGGTGGTAGCCTACGCATCTTACTAAGATCAGCAAACACCTTACCCACAATCTTGAAGGCATCACGGTTGTCAATCTCCCACACGAATGCTGTAGTCTCTACGTCAACAGAGTTACCCTCTGCATCTGTAGCATTTATCAGTTCTACTGTACCAAACAATGCACGAACACGTTTGATAGAACGGATCAAGTCCTTCATGTTATCTGGCAATGCTGCCCAATCCTTGATGAACCCTGCAGGTTTACCACAGTTGAACCCACCATCGTTGTCCTTCATATCACCATTGAGGTCATTGACCATAACAGTTTTGATGTAACGATTAGGTGTGTGGTCTGTACCTTTGACAAACTTTTTGTGCATGAACCGTTGCAGGAATGGACGGATACGTACACTCTCTGCGTAGTATGTGTCACCGTCAGGTACTTCTAGCTTGTATGTGCCACCTGACACAACCTCTAGCTTTACCTTCTTGCCACCTATGTCTTGCTCACCCATGATAGGTGAGTGGTTGATGCGCAAACGTGCAAGTGTACTTGCCTTGGGTGATTGCTGTTGTGCGTCTGCACTCATGCCCATTGCTTGTGCCATTACGTTGTAGTTATTAGTGTCTATTGTTGTTACTTGAGTCATATATAAGTCTCCTTTTGTTTTACGGATGGTAGTTATATCATGCGACATCTTTTGTGTCAAGCCAATTCGGACCTATCTTTGCCTCTAATAATAGAGGAATGTTGAAGTCAATGTCCCACTTGCGATTCACGATGTCAATCAGCCTGTCATTGGCTGTACGTATTACTTTTAGTACTGTCTCCTTTTCTTGTGGGTGCACATCAATAACGATTGAATCATGCACTGTGTTTACTACACAACTGCGTAGTTTGTTTGCTGTTAGTAACTTATCAATGTATATCAAAGATATAGGTACTATGTCAGCAGTTGCGAACGATTGCACAGGATAATTTTTTATCTGTGTGAAATATGTCACACCACCAAAACGTCTACGTGTAACGTCAGGGAATGCGAACTCACGACCAGATGGTGTAGTGATCTTGCCTGTGTTCAATGCTTCTTTGGCTAGTGCCTCGTGCCACTTGGCAATACCAGAATACTTTGTCGTAAACTGTTGATAATATGCCGCCTCTGCTTGCGACCTACCGAAACCACTAGCACCATACAAAGGTGCAAAGGTATGTGCCTTGGCTTCTTGACGTGACATGGGTTGACCTGCATCACTGATAACCTGTGCGGTGTAACTGTGTACGTCAAAGCCAGTAGTCACCTCGTCAATGGCAGTCATGTCCTGCGACAGGAATGCAGCCACACGAAATTCTAACTGTGCAAAGTCAGCTTCCATAATCTCACCGCCATGCCATCGTGATATGAATACTTTCTTGACAGGGAATGTACCACCACGTGGCATGTTCTGCATGTTGGGGTCTGCACCAGACAAACGGCCTGTGCCAGTACGATGCTGCAACAAACGTACATGCAGCTTGCCGTCATTCTTTACGTGTGTAGCAATGCCCTCTACGAAGCTGCTAAGATACGTGTCAACAGCAGACAGTCTGCGTACATTACGTAGGAACGACTCAGCTTCCTTCATGTTCTTGGAACGGGCAATGCCCTCAAGGAATATGAGGTTGTCCTTACTGGTACTGAACCCGTGATTACTAACCCACTTGGATGTAGGTGCAATGAATTTCAGACCTGCAATGGTAGTAGAGTCACTGTATAGAAAGCCAGTGGCATCACAAGTAGTACACTTGTTTGTTCTGGCGAATGGTGTACCATTTTTCTTGGTCTTTCTGATCTGACCAGTACCGTAGCAATCAGGACACTGGTGTGCCTTTTGTTTGTACAGACGTTGACTGTGTGCATTGACTGTGCCACGATAGTCAGAGTCAGACATGCGTTCATCAAACAAGTCTGCCCACACTTTCTTGTCATGGGGCTTACGGCTGTAGATAACCCAAGACAATTGCTCTGGACTGTTAAGGTTGATCGGTCTGTCGCCCATGATGTCAGCAACCTGTTCCTCAAGTGCAATTTTAAGCATGTTACGTTCTTGCTCAAACTCGTCACGTACTTCCATCAGTGCATCCATGTCCACCTGAAACCCACGTTGGTATATACGTGCAAGGTGTAAGGAAAGTTGATTGGTCAGCTTGATGGTAGGCACAAGTGTAGGGTTATCCGCATACTGTTTGTTTAACTTATGGTATAGCTGTTGTGTAGCCTTTACATCATCCATGCAGTAGCTTGCAAGCTCTTCATAAGGCATGTCACGTACAGACTTGCCATCCTTGAGCCACGCCTTGAGAGAGTCCTGCTTCTTTGTGTCAAGGTCATACCGTTCAGCACAAGCCTCAAGTGACAGTACATCTTTCTGTCCACGTTGCAGTACATACTCGCCAAGCATGGTGTCGAAGATGTCACCGTCATAGGTAAAGCCTGACTCCCACAACCACACCAAGTCATGTGGTGCGTTGTGTGCTATAAGTAGATGGGCAGCATCCAATGCGTCTTGGACTATACGCCGCCCATCTGTGGTGGGTTGTTGCTCTGCGTGATCGAATGTTACAATAGTTTCGTTCATGTGATCATCCAGCATACCCACCATAACTAATGTGTTGGTTGGTTCAAACGGATCAAGGTGCAGCTTGCCGTCACGTTTGGTTGTTGTGTTTTCTACGTCGAGGGTCAGTATCATGTTGTCTCCTAGTCTAGTTCGTCTAGTATTTCTACCTCTTTTCCATAGATGTTGTCAAGAGATTTGTGAAAGTCTCTGTCTTCTGCGAAGTTTTGTATCGCAATTACAACATCATCAATAGATAGTTTGTGTTTCTTTATAGCATCTGTTATACGAGTAACATCAATTGCACTTGGCAATTCAAACTCTTCTAGCTCTTCTGTTATATAACTTTTAGCTTCTAGTACTTTATCTTTCAGTTCTTTAAATGACATTAGCTTTTCTCCTTTGCTCGTTGTCTTTCCTGATCAGACATGGGCCTTATATAAGACAGTACCCTGCCTGTGTTCCACCTAGCTGCTTCCTTCTCAGCCTCATCACGTGAGTCAAACATCCACACATCTGTAGAGTATGTCCACGGATTTTCTTTTCTTACTAAGGTGTACTCACCTTTTTCTATTTCAATCTCTATTACATATGGCATCAATGTCTCCCTGTACCAAGTGCCATCCAAGATACGGGAAATAACTCATGCATCTTGTGACTGATTTGATTAGCCACCTCTTGTGTCTCTACCTGTGTATCACTGGCACAACGTAACAGGCACATATCAGAGAACGCATCCAGTGATCCTGACCAGTACCACTCAGTCATGGTGCTTTGGGGCAACACCATACGTGCTTGCTCTGGGCATACACCTACAACATTAATTAAACGCATGTAGTAAGAT